CACGTTGTCCCCTCATGATACAAGTTCCTTGATAGAACATCGTAGCAGCAAATACTAGAAGGAAAACGATACCAATTATTTCAGGGTAATGTTGAGCCATGGTAGTAGTGGGGGAATAACGCCAATAAGTCTTAGTAGTCCTTCAGCAAATAGGGCAAGAACCACCCAACCAACGCACATGCTAATAATGCTGGCATTCCGATTGTGCTGTCGTATAGCAGCATCAATCATTTCTTTTACTTCTTCTTTCGTTACTTGTGTCATGAATTTTAGCAATACCAATGATGGGTAGCATAACAAGAGAGAAACCTATAATGCCCAAACACACCTGATTATTTAAGATTTTAACTATTAGATGTGTCATGATTTTGTTGTTTGTAGGTCTTCAATTTATTAAGTAAATGTTGGTAGTCTTTTTTAGACTCACCATCTTTACATGCTACACATTTTTCAGCACACAGAACGATTAATCGATTGATGTCTTTTTCTGAAAGTGTGTACATAACATACCTCTTACTTAACAATAGTCATAAGAATTGTACCGTGCTTACGAATTACGTCAAGGTGGGATTTTCCCCATGGTATATCGAACCACTGAACTCTTCCATTTGGCATGAGAAGCATTACTGATACATATCGCACTTGGTATAATTACTTACCTGCCCCTATTTAGATTTTGGTCGGGAATTGTTACAAAACCAGGTGTTTGATTCCTGACAACTACATCAGAACATATTTTTGCATAAGGACTATCTGGGTGGAAACTAATTCCACCTTTAACTGCTTCTCCACACTTAAGTAATCTTACAAGTTCAAAATCTAGACGTGCTTTATCTGCTTCTGCGTTCTGTCTTCTGATTTCGGTTCGTGCTCTTTCTTTACAAAGTTCTTGCATCGAACCATCCAAAGGAAAATTAAATCCCATTGAAACACCAAAGTTTCCATTCTGGGTTTGGTATGTTGCAGGATCTTGACTACTATTAAAGTTCCCTAAAGCAAAGGGAGATAAACTCATTGTCGGTCCCTGGCAACTAACGCCCGAACCATATGTATTGACTGCATACGGACCCTGGAGGACCTGGACTGCTTGGTTTGTAACGTTTCCAGTAGCAGAAGCACTAGGCCCAGCAATGTTAGTATTACTAGGAGCTGTTTGAGCCATTGCAGACGATACATAAAAACCTACTGTGTAAAGACAGATACTGAGTTTGTAACCGATTGAGTTTCTGTGGTGCGATCTATCCATGTTTCTTTTGCCACTCCAGGTCCGAGATAAGTCTCACTGAACTGAAACGGAGCACCTTGATTCATGATAGTATAATTTGCTCCTTGTTGGGGAGTGCCAGGAATATTAATATTAGTTCCAGTGACAGTATAAGACGTGCCAGTTGTATATTCAACTTGACGAATTGTTTCTATTACTTTGGTTGTTGATTCTGTGGTCGCAGTAATCGTGCCTCTGGTAAAATTAGGCACAACACTTTCGGCATATGCAGGAGTACAAATGACTCCCGTTACCAAAAGTAAAACGGGAGTTATAAGTCTCATTTGAATACGCTCAATTCGATACTACGTTGTGCTGTAGCAGTGGTTCCAGCACCACCAGCAGTTACGGTAGGGACTGATGTACCAGAGAGAGTACCAGCAAGGTTTCCAGCAGAACCAGCAGCAGTAGAGGTAATATTTCCATAGGGTGCGATTGCTCCAGTAGACACTGAGTTTGGTACAGAATCAGCAGTGATCAAACTTTCTGAGAAAGTAAATGCTTGACCAGCAGTGTTGATTGAGTATGTTCCAGCACCAGCTACACCACCAAATGTAGATGATTGAATATTTGTTCCTGAGACGGAGTATTGACCTCCAACTCTAAGTGCTTGAGAAGCAGCGGCATCAACTTTCAATTGAACAGAATCAGTTATTCTTGATGTAATTTCAGCAGCATAACTAGGCATAACGAAAAAGGTTGCCGCCAGTGCGGTTATTACCTTTTTCATGGGGGGTTATCCTCCAAATTTAGACTAGACGGGCACAGCTATTTATGATATAAATATCTTTGGATGCCTTCGGGGTCCACTACAAACAACTCGCTTTTTAAAGGAGAAGTCAAATGATTACTACCAATAGCTTAGATACTTTTTGGAAAGAATACGCGCCCCATGCTGTAGGATTGGATGATGTATTTCACAGACTAGAAGCTATGTCTGGACACAATATCAACTACCCACCCTACAACTTAATCAAACATGATTCCAGTAATTTCACAATTGAAGTTGCACTTGCAGGATTTAAACGAGAGGAGATCGAAGTCTCTACTGAACAAAACATTCTCAGAGTTGCCTCTAAAAATGAGGACAAAGATACTACAAGAAATTATCTCCACAAAGGATTATCAAAAAGAAGTTTTACAAGAGCATGGCAATTATCTGAAGACGTAAGAGTTACAGATGTCCGTTTTGAAGACGGACTACTCACAATCGATTTAGAAAAAATTATTCCAGAGCATCAAAAGAGAACGGTGTATGATATAATGGGAAAGTCGGATCAACAACTTTTAAATGGATAATAGATTTATTTGGATTGAGGATCAAAGTTTGACTCCAGACTTTTGTGAATCAGTCATTGAAAAATATGAATTGGAATCTTTTAAAAGTATTGCTACTACTGTTGGAGGATATTCAAATGTCCTCCAAGCAACCGAAGTAAATATTACAAATTTGGATTCTTGGAAAGAAGAAGATGATCTTCTATTTCATAAATTGAATAAGGCTTTGGATAAGTATAGGCAACATTTAAAAGATAACTTGATGATCGATTTCACTGCTGATATGCTTATCGATAGTGGATATAAGATAAAAAGATATTCTGGTGATAGCGGAGATCACTTTGATTGGCATCAAGATTATTGCACTGATGATAACTATGGACGTGGAGCTTCCAGATATCTTTCTTATATTTGGTATCTAAATAATGTTGATGGAGGAGAAACCGAATTTATCAATGGTCTTCAGATAAAACCTGAAGTTGGGAAGTTGATTATTTTTCCTGCCACATGGACTTATATCCATCGTGGAAAGACACCTCCACCAAATACAACTAAATATATTTGTTCAGGATTTTTATACGCACAATCTAACCCGTATATTAACGACATACAAAAACAAAATAATGGAGAAGGGTAACACCTCTCCTTTTTTAATGGAGGAATTATGCAATTTTATTATAATCTAAATCCACCTGGATATGATGGTGAATCAGATCTAGTTACATTGGAAGCTCCGCCAGAAGTAATGGATATTTTGTTTACTTATGCGAAACAAATTTCAGATTCTAAAAATATTCATCACAACAAGGCAGTAAAGGATTTGATTCAACAATCAGTTAAAACACTAATGGAGAAAAATTATGAGCGTAAAAATCGTAAGGCTAAAAAGCGGTGAAGATATCATTGCTGATATCAAAGAAGTTTATTTAAAAGAAGATGAGCAAAAAATTGCTGCCTTGCAATTTGAAGATCCATTTAGTGTTGCATTAGAGCAGGATCCTGCATCGATGTTTTCTGAAGGAGTTCCAGTTAAAGTGAGTAATCCAAAAGTCCATATGGTTTCTTGGATTCCTCTCTCAGCAAGCAGGAAAATTTTTGTAGAACCAACAGAAGTGGTATGTGCATATGATCCACATACTGCAGTTTTAGAACAGTATCAACGTATTTTGGAGGCCGTAAATGGAGGAGGAAGTGAACTTGGAGGAGGAACAGTTGATGAGTCCCTCAGTTTTGAAAATAGTTTTGTTGAAGCATCGGGATCAGTATCTGATTGGGAAGGTGACTGAACTGGATGAAGAACCAGCAATTTTAGTTGAGGGTTGTTATGAGATTGTAGATTGCGCTGAATATGGTGACGATTTACAGGAACTTGAATCCAAAGCACATATTCTAGAAGGTACTCATCTTAAAGTTGATGCAAGAAAAGTTGATAAAGGTGAGAAAGATTGGTATGTTTATGAATATGCCATCCTCAGACCTTACCCGAAGTATTCGGCTCAGAGAGATCTCTTCTTGACAAGCGAGGCAATTTTCACTATACTGGATCCTGAACCAGGTGTTCTGGACCTTTACCGCAAAGTTGCTGGATGAAATTTTACACAAATATTCAACAGGTAGGTGATGATATTCTCTATCGTGGATTCGATCATGGTGAACGAGTTCAGTATAGGGAAGCATTTTCACCTACCCTTTTTGTTTCAAGTCCTTCTGAATCAAAATATAAAACTCTGGAAGGACATGATGTAAAACCGATGAAGTTTTCTGGACCTCGTGATGCACGAGAGTTCATGAAGAAGTATGAGAATGTTCAGAACTTTGATGTTTATGGATACGAACGTTTTGTGTATCAATACATCTCAGATCAGCATCCTGATGAAGTTGATTATGATTTCAAGCGACTTGAAATCTACACGATTGACATTGAGGTGGCATCTGAAAATGGATTCCCTGATGTGCAAAGTGCTGCAGAGGAAGTCCTTTGTATCACGATGAAGAATTTGAATACCAAGCGTGTGGATGTTTGGGCTACTCGGGAGTTCAATGTTCCTGAAGGCGTGAACGTTCACTATCAGTGGGAAGAGTCAACAATGCTCAAAGACTTTGTTGATTTCTGGGCACAGAATACTCCTGATATTATCACTGGTTGGAACTGCTACCTATACGATATTCCGTATCTCTGTCGTAGGATGGATCGTATCATCGGTGAAAAGTGGGTCAAATCACTTTCTCCATGGAACAAAGTATCTGAACGTGAGATTACAATCATGGGTAGGACTCATCTTGCTTATGATGTTATGGGTGTCTCTTGTCTTGACTATCTTGACTTGTACAAGAAATTCACTTACACCAATCAGGAATCTTATCGTCTGGATCACATTGCATTTGTGGAACTTGGCCAACGTAAGTTGGATCACTCTGAGTATGACACCTTCAAAGATTTCTATACACAAGGTTGGCAGAAGTTTGTAGAGTACAACATCTTCGACGTGGAACTTGTTGACCGTCTGGAAGACAAGATGAAACTGATTGAACTCGCTGTCACCATGGCATATGACGCCAAGGTAAACTTTGAGGATGTGTATTCTCAAGTTCGTATGTGGGATACTCTTATCTTCAACTTTCTCAAGAAAGACAACATTGTTGTTCCTCCAAAGAAAGGAAGTAAGAAGGATGATAAGTATGCTGGTGCTTTTGTGAAGGAGCCTGTTCCTGGTCTTTACAACTGGGTTGTGAGTTTCGACTTGAACTCTCTGTATCCTCACTTGATCATGCAGTACAACATCAGTCCCGAAACTCTTCTGCCTACTAGGCATCCCCATGCAACGGTGGATCGTCTTCTCAATCAGGAACTAGATCTTACTACTCTTGATGGTGAAACGGTCTGTGCGAATGGTGCGATGTATGTGACAAAGGAGCAAGGATTCTTGCCTAAAATGATGCAACGTATCTATGATGACCGCACCATCTATAAGAAGAAGATGATTGCAGCAAAGCAAGAGTATGAAAAGAATCCGAGTGAAAAACTAGAGAAGGATATTGCCAAGTTCAACAATATCCAGATGGCACGAAAGATTCAACTCAACTCTGCTTATGGTGCTATCGGAAACCAATACTTCAGGTACTACAATCTTCAGAATGCTGAGGCAATTACTTTGTCTGGACAGCTCTCGATCCGTTGGATTGAAATGAAGATGAACCAGTACCTCAATAAAATTCTAAAGACTGAGGATGCTGATTATGTTATTGCTGCTGATACCGATTCTATCTACCTTAATCTTGGTCCGTTGGTGGATGGCGTATTCAAGGGAAGAGAGAAAACTCCTGAAAGCATCGTTTCGTTCCTTGATAAGGTGTGTAAGGTGGAACTTGAAAAATATATTGAAGGTTCTTACAAAGAATTGGCGGAGTACGTGAATGCCTTTGATCAGAAGATGTTCATGAAACGTGAAACGATTGCTGACAAAGGTATCTGGACTGCCAAGAAAAGATACATCTTGAATGCTTGGGACATTGAAGGTGTTCGATTCACAGAACCAAAACTAAAGATCATGGGTATTGAAGCAGTTAAATCTTCTACTCCTGCTCCATGCCGTCAAAAAATTAAAGATGCTCTCAAGGTTATCATGACTAAAACGAATGATGATCTGATTCAATTTATTGAAGAGTTTCGTGAAGAGTTTAAGAAGATGCGTCCTGATGAGATAGCCTTTCCTCGGGGTGTAAATAATCTAGGTAAATTTAGTAGTACGACAACAATTTATGGAAAGGGTACGCCTATTCATGTCCGAGGTTCATTATTGTATAATTACTATATCCGCAAGCATAAACTTACTAATCGATACCCTATCATCCAAGAAGGAGAAAAGATTAAGTTTATCTTCCTCAGAACTCCCAATAAAATCAACGAAAATGTGATTGCTTTTATTCAGGAGTTTCCTAAAGAACTAGGACTTGACAAATCTATAGATCATGACTTACAATTTGAGAAAAGTTTTCTGGAACCTCTGAAAACTATTCTTGACACGATTGGTTGGAAGACCGAAAAAATTAACACGTTGGAGTTTTTATTTGCATGAATTTCTTACAAGATGTAGTAAAGGAGATTGGTAATGAGTATGCTGGCCTGGTGTCTGACGGGGTTGCTGCTGGGGATTGTGATTCTTTTGTTGATACAGGTAGTTATATTTTTAATGCTCTGGTATCAGGGTCGATATACGGTGGGATCCCGTCAAACAAAATTACGGCTATTGCGGGAGAATCTTCTACTGGCAAGACTTTCTTTTGTCTGTCTGTTGTCAAACACTTTCTCGATAGTAATCCTAACGCGGGTGTTGTTTATTTTGAATCAGAGTCCGCCATTACCAAGCAAATGATTGAGGATCGTGGTATCGATTCCAAGCGAATGATCATTGTTCCTGTGGTTACAGTTCAGGAGTTTCGTACTCAATCACTTCGTATTGTAGATAAATACCTTGATCAGAAGGAAAAGGATCGACAACCCCTAATGTTTGTGCTAGACTCCCTAGGGAATCTCTCCACAACAAAGGAGATTGAAGATTCGTCTGAAGGAAAAGAAACCCGAGACATGACCAGAGCTCAGGTTACTAAATCTGTTTTCCGAGTTCTCACTTTGAAACTTGGTAAGGCAAATATTCCCATGCTGGTCACAAACCATACGTATGATGTTGTAGGTGCTTATGTTCCAACTAAAGAAATGGGCGGTGGTAGTGGTCTTAAGTATGCCGCTTCTACTATTATCTACCTCTCCAAGTCTAAGGAGAAAGACGGTAAAGAAGTCATCGGGAATATTATCAAGTGTAAAGCACAAAAGTCTCGCTTTACTAAAGAAAATTCCATTGCTGAAACGCGCCTTTTCTACGACACGGGACTCGACCCTTACTACGGACTCCTTGAACTTGGAGAAAAATACGGAGTCTTTGAGAGAGTTGGTAATCGCTATAAAGTCAATGGAACGTCCGTCTATCCGAAAGCAATTCTCTCGGATCCGCAAAAGTATTTCACTCCAGAAATTATGCAAGCCCTTGACGAATCGGCAAAGAAAGAATATCTATACGGACAAGGCAATGTAGTATCACGCGAGGAAGATTATGCAAGCGAAGAAACTGAGTGATTTAGTTAGGATTTATGATGCAGCTATGGATGATGAAAGGTGTGATGCTGTAGTAAAAATGTTTGATAAGAATCCAGACTATCATGAAAGAATTGATAGGGATTTTAAACCAGCATTTACTCAGATGAACATCACATCTTTTACTCGTGATACAGAAGATTTTACTGCAAAAGATTTAGATGCACATCAATTTATGGTGAATGCATTTACTACATATGCTCAATTATATTGTACTGATCTTATGATCAGTGATGAGCATCCTCCTCAGTATGCTCTTGAAGAATTAAGAGTTAAGAAGTATGATCCTGGTACAGATCAATTTGCCGAACATGTTGATGTTGGAAATCATAATTCCGCACGTAGATATATGGCCTTTTTTCTATATCTTAACGAACCTGAAGGCGGTGGAGAAACTAAATTTCCTTATTTGGACTTGACTATCACGCCCAAGAAGGGTAGGATGGTTGTGTTCCCACCAATGTGGATGTTCCCTCACGCAGGATTAACCTGTCAAGGAACATCCAAATATATTTTGAGTACCTATTGTCATTACTTATGATGGATAAACTGGAAGTTATTGTTCTTAAAAATCTTGTATATGATGAAAAATTTTGCCGTAAGGTTCTTCCATTTATTAAAGATGAGTATTTTGAAACTCACGAAGAGCGTGTAGTCTTCGATGAAATCAATAAGTATGTACAACAATATCAGACACAACCACCTCTTAATGCTATTGCCATTGAGTGTGAACGTAGGACTGATCTAAGTCAGGATGGGTTTCAGAAGATTCTTGATCTTCTGAAAACTTTTACTGAGGACAAAGTTGATCATGATTGGTTGATCAACACTACTGAGAAGTGGTGTAAAGATCGAGCCGTATATCTTTCTCTTCTGGAGTCTATCAAGATTGCAGATGGTAAGGATAAAACTAAAAGTCGTGATGCTATTCCGAGTATCCTTTCTGAGGCACTAGGAGTTTGTTTCGACGAACATGTTGGACACGATTACATTGATGATTTTGAAAGTCGCTATGATTTCTATCACCGTAAAGAGGAAAAGATTCCCTTTGATTTGGACTTTTTTAACAAGATCACCAAGGGTGGTTTACCTTGCAAGACCCTCAATATTGCCTTGGCAGGAACAGGTGTGGGTAAATCTCTCTTCATGTGTCACGTTGCTGCATCTTCCCTTCTCCAAGGTAAAAATGTTCTCTACATTACTTTGGAAATGGCAGAGGAAAGAATCGCAGAACGAATCGATGCCAATCTAATGAATATTAATATTCAGCAACTTGCTGATCTACCCAAGCAAATGTATGAAACTAAGATTGTCAAACTTGCTCAAAAGACTGTGGGTAAACTCATCATTAAAGAGTACCCCACAGCATCTGCACACGCGGGACACTTTAAATCTCTTCTTAACGAGCTTGCTCTGAAGAAAGGATTCAAACCAGATATCATCTTTATCGACTATCTAAATATTTGTAGCAGTTCACGATATAAAGGAACGATTGTTAATTCTTATACGTTTGTCAAAGCGATTGCAGAAGAACTTAGGGGATTGGCTGTGGAGTTCAACGTCCCCATCGTCAGTGCTACTCAAACTACTCGTAGTGGTTATAGCAGCACTGATGTTGACCTCACTGATACTTCTGAGTCCTTTGGCCTTCCTGCTACTGCTGATCTTATGTTTGCTCTCATATCAACCGAAGAACTGGAACAGTTGAATCAGATCCTTGTCAAACAACTCAAGAACAGGTATAATGACCCTACGATGAACAAGCGTTTCATCATTGGTATTGACAGAGCAAAGATGAGGTTGTATGATGTAGAGCAGTCTGCACAAACCGATCTTGTTGATTCGGGGCAAGATCTAGATGAAGAACCCGAAGACCTATTCAAAGGTAAAACACGTAAAAATTTCGCTGACTTTAAGTATTGAGGTAATTTATGGCAACTAAAAAGAAAGGATTTTCAACTGACCCTGAGACTCTGGAATTTCCTGAGGCTGCTGGTGTAACTGATCAACTCAATCATCCTAATGAGGATGTGCAGGAAGACTCTGTAGATCTTCAAAACTATTTGAAGTTTGTTGATTATGTCACTAGCGATCCCTCTAAAACTTATGCTAAGTTCTCTGAACGTTTGGATGAATTGGCTTTGCGTGACGGAGTAAACATTGAGCGACTTCTTACTGGTGCAGTTGGTATTTGTGCCGAAGGTGGTGAACTGATGGAAATCGTTAAGAAGATGATCTTCCAAGGAAAGCCTTGGAATGAATCTAATCGAGAGCATCTGATCATTGAACTTGGTGATGTGGTTTGGTATATTGCTCAGGTATGTCTCGCCCTAAATATTTCCATGGACGAAGTAATGCATACCAATGTTTCCAAGTTACTTAAGCGTTATCCCGAAGGTGTCTTTGATGTTGTCGCATCCGAAGTCAGAAAAAAAGGAGACCGATGACGATATCATTATCCAATACTTCCAAATATCAGAACTGATGGATGCTTGGGTTGATGGATACAATCACAAACCCCCTCTCTTCTAAATACTATTGAAGGGAGGGTTTTTTAAATGGCAACACCGTTAGGGAAGACACAATTAAAAAAGAGACAAAACGTAGAAGTTCTTGTCGATAAATTTTTTGGGTTGGATGATTATGAGAATCATTTTGTTGTAGTTGATGAAGGTGTCTTTATCCCCTTTGCACTTGTTATTGAAACCAAAGCTGGTGAATATGCATACGAAGTAGATGACAAAGATCAAAGAGCAAGTGCAATTTCCAGAGTTCTTGAATTTATAGAAGATAGAAGTGCAAAACTTTATTTCACTGGTAAGTATGAAAACACTGGTCAGATTAAAACTGTTAGTCTAACTGATTTACAAAAAACTTCTGAGTTTGGTGGACAAACTGGAAAGGGTGCAAAGGTTAATTTAGGTATTCAGTTTGAGAGAGATTTATTTGTAGCACTTACTGAGTTTTATGAAACTGGAAAAGTTGCTGGAAAATATGGTGATGAAGCAAAGAAGATTATTGAGATGGTCGGAAAGGACATCAAGAAACCACTGTCAGGTGTTATTGCAGAAGGTGAGAATAATACTAAGAGACCACTAAGTATATCTGGAAGCACTGTTAGATTGGGTAATGGTAGTACAGATTTGGGGCCGACAGTTACTGATATTACCCTTCAATTTAATGGAGGAACAAAAGTTTATCTATCATTGAAATACGGATCTACTCTGGCATTTGCAAACATTGGAGTTAGTACATTATTCAATGCAAATAATCTAAAGGCATATAATCTTAGTGCAGATGCTCAAAAAATTATTGATATGTTTGGATTGAGTAAGACGGCATTTTGTGAGACATTTAATAATTATCCACATTCAAAGAAGATCCAAAATCATGAAGTAGATGTAACACAGACATGTAATAAGGCCGCACTAGAGCATCTCTTAGAGCAGATGGTTGGTAAGGGATATTGGATGATTCATGGTACTACTTCAAAAGTAAATATCTATGAAATGGATGATTCTTATCTTAGAAGTGCTACTAGTTTGATGGGTAAGATTACTGCATATTATGGTGGAACTACTGGCAAAGGTAAAAAGGTAATCATTGCATGTGAATCTGCAAAATATAAATTCCAATTCAATATTAGAAATAAAGCATCAGGAGTATCTCCCACTCATATTATGTGCGACTACCAGAAAAAATGACCGCATAAATATTAGAGAAGGAATCCTTAGGTAAATGAAAAGTTATAGAGATTTTCTAAGCGAAGGCAAGAAGAGTGGAGCTGCTGCAGAAGCAGAGAAACTCGGACTTGTGCATGTAGGTTATGGTAAGTATGCAAATCCTAGAACCAAGAAAGTAGAGTATCGTTCTGAAGGTGGAATGAAATTGGTGAAGGTAAGTCCAAAGGATGCTGGACTTCCTACTGATCATCCTGCAGCACCAGAACAAGATCCTGCTAAAAATCCAGAACAAGGGATGTCAATTACTTTGACATTTGGAAGATTCAATCCTCCTACAGTTGGGCACGAAAAACTAATACAGCAGGTTGCTAGTTCTGCTAAAGGTGATTTTAGAATCTATCCATCACGTTCTCAGGATCCAGAAAAGAATCCTCTTGATCCAAATAAAAAAATTGAGTGGATGAAGAAGATGTTCCCTGACTATGCTGATAATATTGTTGGGGATGAAAATATGAGAACTATATTTGATGTTCTCAAAGCAGTTGCAGCAGAAGGATATACCGAAGTTAATATCGTAGTTGGCGGAGACCGAGTATCTGAGTTCCAGAATCTTGCACAGAAATATAACGGATCTCTCTATAATTTCAATAATATTCAAGTCATCTCAGCAGGTAATAGAGATGCTGATGCTGAAGATGTTAGTGGAATGTCGGCTTCTAAGATGCGTAAGGCAGCAGTAGAAGATCAGTATGAAGTATTTGCCAAAGGTATTCCCGATACATTAAAAGATGCTGATAAGAAAAAATTATTTAAAGATTTGCAGGATGCCATGCATACTACTTCAGCAGTAGCAGAGTGGAAGTATGCGCCAAAGTTAGCATATGATATGTTAAGAGAAGCATATTACAACGGTGAAATTTTTAATGAAGGTGCGATTGTTCAGCACTTAGATACTGGTATTGTTGGTGAAGTCATTCATCGTGGCCCCAACTATATAATCTATGCCGATGAGTACGATAATACATATCGCGGATGGTTAACTCAAATGTCTGAGGGATCTGATCCTAATACTCAATGGGAAATTGGTACAGATAAATATCGTGATGCTGTACAACAACTTACTCCAGGACAACCAAAAGTTACATTTGGTGGTTGGATGAAAAAAGTAAAAACAACTAAATAATAGAAGGAAACGAAAAACTCGCAAGGAATTAAAATGTTTACTAACAACTTCAAACTCGATGGGATCGAAAACATCCTGGATGATATTGGTTATCTTGATGAAATGAAAGGTGCTGGTGAAGATCAGGAGCATAAGTATACTAAGAAGTCTGGTAAGAAGTCGAAAGACTATGATGGCGACGGCACTGTAGAAGACGAGACTGATGAGTATGCTGGTGTAAAAGATCGCGCTATTAAGAAAGCGACTGGAAAAAAATGCTCTAAGTGCGATAAAGAACCATGCGAGTGTGATGATGTGAAAGAAGCTTCTTGCGGTGGTGATCATGGTAAGAAGAAAAAGAAAATGATAGAGGACGTAGACTTTTCTTCGGTTCTTGAGGAACTCACCGATGAAGATCTACTTTTCCTTTCCGATGATCTTATCGAAGAAGTTGTTGAAGAGTTTTTCTATGAAACTTTAGAAGAAGGTTTTGAGATTGAAGAACTAGAAACCCTTCTTATTGAGCAAGTTGATTCTGAACTAGAGTACCTTGAGGAAGCAAAGGTAACTGTAGGACATGATTCGGATGTAAAACCAGAAGCAAGCAGAACAAGCAAGCTTGCTAAGGTCAAGAATGCAGTAAAGAAAGTTGCTTCAGGTGCGAAGGCAGTTGCTAAGAAAGTTGCTGGTGCTGCTGGTGAAGTTGCTGGTGCAGCAGCTGCTGGATATAAGAAAGCGGCGGCATCATCTGACTCTGGTTCTTCCAGTGGTGGTTCTTCATCTGGATCATCTGCACCTAAGTCTTCATCTGCATCTGCAACTAAGGCAACAGGTACAAAGCGTCCTGGTATTCTAGGTAGAGTCGGCGCTGCTCTTAAGTCTGGTCTCAAGAAAGCAATCCATGGTGCTGGTAAGGCTGCTGGTAAAGTTGTAAAGACTGCTAAGGCAGGATATGATGAAGGTCGTGGTAAGTCTGCTCCCGCCCCTGCTGCTAAACCTGCTGCTAAACCTACAGCAAAACCTGCTGCTAAGAAACCCGCTGCTAAGAAAGGTAGCAATCTAGATAATCTTCTTGATAAAATTCGTAATGAAGGTGTTGATAATAGCAATCTGATGCCAGAAGAGTTAATTGGTACAACCTATGAAGTTGAGATGGAAGATGGAGAAACCATCATCATCGAGAAAATGGACGGCAAGGATGATAATGGATTTAAGTCCTGCTGGAAAGGTTACAGAAAGCAAGGTACAAAAATGAAGGGTGGCAAGGAAGTTAATAACTGTGTTAAGGCAGGTTACGAACCAGAAGGGGAGCAACTTGATGAAGAAACTCAGTTCCTTGCCGATGTAGAGATGGTTGCTGATTGGCTCTATGCTGAAGGTGTTATCGAAGATGAGGATCAGTTCTTTGAACTCATGGAAGATCTTTCAGAAGAAGAGATTGAAGAACTTTATGACCTAGTTCTTTCTGAACTCTATAAAGGTAAGCACGGACAATCTGAATCTGAGTATCAAGACTCACGTTCTAATGCTGGTAAGATGGTTTCTGGAACCTCTAAGTTAAGTGGTGCTGCATATTCTAGTCGTGGAGTAAAGAACTCTGGTCCTAATCCTGCAGGTGGATCTAAGAAGCCTCAGGGTCAAGGTCGCATGACCAGTGGACAACGTACTGAGATGCAATATCGCAAAGCAAATCTCAAGAAACCAGCAGAAGGTTATGAAATGATCGGTACTTCTCTAGAGGAAGGTGGTCTTGAGGTTCAAAACATCCAAGAGATTTCTGCTAATCTTGCTCTTAAAGCATCGAAGGCAGCAGACATCAAGCGTGGCCAACTTGCTCATGCTGGTGATAAGGCAGGTGCAGCAGCAAAAGCAGCACAAGCAAAAAGACTTTATGATAAGCAAGCAGCAAAAAGACTTGGAAGACAAGAAGATGTTGAAATGATCGGTACTTCCCTAGAGGATGGTGGTCTTGAGTTCAAGAACTATTCTTGGAAGGAAGTTATGGAGCAGCAATATGCTCGTAACAATCCTGAGAAGTATGAAGCAGATCAAAAGAAAAAGACTTCATCAAAGGCTATGCCACCTAGAGGTGATAAGCGTAGAGAAGACTTTGAGAAGTGGTATGCTAAGAACGTTCGCTGAGGATAACAATGAAATCATTTAAATCTTTTATTGCCGAAGAAGATAAAGTAAAAAAGGGAAAGGAAGTATCAGTAGGTAAAAATACTGTAAAGATCAATCCCGATAGTGAGGAGCTCAAAGAGGTAGCTCCTCCTGGTGCTAAGTATGAGCGCATGGTAAAGCATATCAAAAAGAATTATCCTAAGGAACAAGAAGGTATTGCTTATGCTACTGCTTGGAAGCAGAAGAATAAAGATACTCAAGAATCTGCTGTTCCTGGTAAACCTGCAGAAAGACTTGGTGCTGTAACTGCTATTCCTCAGTCCGAACGTGATGCTGCAAAGGCAAGACTACTTGCTAAGACTGCCGCTAAGCGCAAGGAAATGGAAAAGGTGAAAGAAGAACTTGAAATCGAAGAAGGCATGACCATGAAAGATTTCAAAGCAAATCGTCAGAAGAATAAGCGTAGAGAAGCTTCTGCTGATGCTAAGAAGAGAGGTCATGTAGGTAAAGAATGGTACAATAGTGGTAGAACCTATTCTCCTGATGAAGCAAAGAGAAGTCGTGAAAACATGCAGGATCATGAAAGACGTACAAGGCATCGTAGTGCTGTAGATCCTGATAATGATAATGATGAAAACTACTCTGCGGACAAGACGAAGAATCCTAAGAAACTTCGTAAGCAGGCTGCTATGGGTGAGTCTCTTTCATTCTCTCAGTTTGTAGAGTCTCGTAGAATGGATCGTGAAGGTGTTGATCGTGATGATACGGCTCGTAAGAATCGTACCATGGCAGCAAAGGCATCTCTAGCAGCAAAGCAAAAGAGACAAGCAGTTCTCGATAAGCATGAGAAAAAGACTGGAAATAAACTTGATATTTCTAGATCTAAAGAAGGCAAAGAACATGCTGCAAAATTCCCTGGTTCAAGACAAGAACCTAAGGAAAAAGGTAAGAAGGAAACTCCATTAGAAACACATAATAGAAGAGTGAATCGTCAAGTCGATAGAGTAGTTAAACACGGATATACTTCTAAGGAGAAGAAAGATAATGCTGCAATGGCAAAGCATACATCCCGTTTTGACTAAATAGAACGTTGAGTTCTATTCAATCTTATGTCAGCACTAATCGCATGGGCATTTGCCAACCAAGCACTTATCGCAACAGTTCTACTTGCTGTTTCGGAAGCAATGGGAGCAAACCCAAAGATCAAATCAAACGGTATTCTTTCACTTGTTCTTCTACAAGTTCAAGGACAACTTAAGGCAAGGGGCGGCAAAGACCTAACTCCTTGAGAATAGAGGACCCTAATGGGTCCTTTTTTATAAATAAATATAGGATATCAAAGTTTATCGGAGAACACAATGTCTCTTTACGGAAAAACAGACACTACAGGAAATCAGGACAAAGCAAAGAATGCTGTTGGAATCAAGGCATCTGGTACAGTTGGCGGCGGTCCAAACTCAGTAACTAAGACCTTTGTTTATGTTGATGACACTGAGGCAACTCTTCACGAGAACAAGACTCGTGGCATCACTGCTCCTGGATGGTGGGCATACAGCACCTATAATGACAACGAAGGTCGCACAAAGCACAGAGCTGAGCATCTAGTTGCATTCTCTGGTGGTGAAGCAAATGCTAATGAATCTCTTGCTGATGACACCGTTGCAGCAGACGTAGCATCTGCAGTTACCATCACCACACAACCTGCTAACGCAACCACTTCTTCTGGTGGAGCAACATTCACAGTTGCAACCAGCACAACTGGTACTCCTGGTACTCTAACCTATCAGTGGCAGCGTCAGACTTCAACAGGAACAACCTGGGCTAACGTTACCAATGCTGGTGTATACTCTGGAACCACTACTGCAACTCTAACCCTAACTGGTGCGACATCTGCTCTAAACGGTTACAAGTATAGAGTCAAGATTAACTCTACTGGTGGTACTGAGGAAGTAGTTTCAAACGGTGCAGCAACACTAACATTCGGAACCTGATGAGATAATATATGAATTTTGATGAGTTAACTGAGGATAACTATATCCTGTTTGCAATTAAAAACTATGATAATCCTCAGTTCTCTACATATGATGATTTTGAGGAAGACATGAAACGATTCAAGTATCTCAAGAGACTTCTCAAAAGATACTTGAAAGGCGGTGAACTAAGAACTCATCTAATTTTAAATCATATAATTATCTTATACAATGTTTTTGGTGAAGCGGCTACACCATTATTACTCTTTAAATTGGAAAGAGAATACTGGTCATCGATCAAAGCATTTTTGTTATTTTTGGATCGTTGGCCACCAGGGTTATTGAATGAATTAGATTCGGATATGGAGATAGAACTAATACTACAGGACATATGATTAACGAAGAAGGTGCTATATCTGCTGGAACTCCACCCACTAATTCTGTTAGTAGTGGGGTTGAAACGTCTTTACCTCCCGCTGTAGAACCACCAGGAACTCCTAGAGGTTCTAAGGTAGTAAGAAGATGGAGAAGAAGAAAGAGCGGTAAGATCTATGAAGCAGCAATGGTCTATGCATTCAAAGTAACGATTGCTGATCTTGGAGATGTAGTTGTATATGCTAAAACCGAAACACAAGTCAGAACAAAACTAAGAGATTATCTTCGCAACGCAGGGCAAATTATAAATATTCAAAGAATCTTTGCTACTGATGTCATAGATTTCTATACTCAGAAAAGAGCAAAGGCAATGAAACGATTACCAGATGTGGTGCTAGAACAAATGGACAAACCAGTAGAAGCAAATCCTCAGGCAGAAAAACAACAGCTTGCACAGAATCAACAAAAGGCGAAGCAAGATGCTGCTAAGAGGATTCAATTACAGAAGCAGCAAGCACAAAAGCAATTGCAGCAAAAGAAAATTGAGATGCAAAGAAATCTTGCTAATCAACAAAAGACACTGCAAGCAAAAGCTAAGTCTGGTTCACTAACAGATAACCAAGCGGTTTGAGGTTATTATGTTAGGATTTGGTAGAAATCTAGATGTATTGGAAGCGAAGTTTCAAATATATGAAGATCTCTCCAAAGAGATGCTTGACAAACTTGAAAGAGCAGTAGATAAAATCAGTGAGGGCAATCAAAACGTTGCTCTTATTCTTGAACGTCATGAGAGCAGATTAGAGCAGTCTGATAGGGCTGATGTTGCAATCATGGAACTCATTAAAGATGTGAAGACAAAACTCTGTGCTCTAGAAAAGAAAGTTGAAGACCTTTCTAAGTTTCGTTGGATGACTGTTGGCGTCGTGGGTGCTGCCACTATCGTAATTGGTTCTGCAACATTCTTCGGAAACCTCTTGACAGTCGGCCGTACTGGTGGTACAGTAGGAGCACCAATAACCCACTCCAAATGAGTTACATTGACATTCAGTATGTGAATCTGGTTTCCTCCAGACTTGATAAATTCTCACGTAAAAAAGAAAATCTATACAACTTTCGTTGCCCCTATTGTGGAGACTCTCAAAGGAAGCAGTCTAAGACACGGGGGTATCTTTATCAGAAGAAAAACGAAATCCTATTCAAATGTCATAACTGTGGAGTCGGAAGGACTCTTGCAAACTTCCTTAAGGACAATGCAAACGATCTCTATGATGAATATATTTTAGAACGATATAAAGAGGGCCTCACTGGAAAAGCAACAAACACCCCCAACCCCAAACTAGAATTTGAGAAACCCAAATTCCAAAGTAATAAGAAAGGTGTGGTGCCGATTTCCATTCTCGATGAGGAACACCCCGCAAAAAAGTATTTACTGGATCGCAAGATCCCAAAAGAAAAGTTAAGTAAACTGTATTACTGCCCCAAATATAAAGAGTGGGTAAATTCTCAGAAAGATACATTCAATAATCTAGATGATGATCACGGCCGCATTATTATTCCACTGATCAGTAATGGTCAATGGTTTGGATTTCAAGGTCGTGCATTGACAAATAAGACCCAGTTAAGGTATATTACTACCATACTGGATGATTCACAACCCAAGGTCTATAATCTCGATGGAGTGGATTACACCAAGAATGTCTTCATTACCGAAGGTCCGATTGACAGTCTATTCATCAACAACGCAATTGCTATGGCAGGAGCGGATATTGACTGGATGTTCCTAATGACAAACTACGAAACTAATTTTGTGTTTGTGTTCGATAACGAACCTAGGAATCAACAGATTGTTGATAGGATGCAAAAGGTGATAGATAGAAAGTTCGCCATCGTTATCTTTCCTTCTGAAATTAATGAGAAGGATTTAAATGACATGGTTCTAGCTGGAGTAGATGTCCAGCAAATCGTAGATGCAAATATCTACGAAGGTTTAGAAGCACAACTTAAATTTAACGTTTGGAAGAAAGTATGAGCAACGGCATCAAAGTAGAAAAAAGAAATGGTTCTATCGAGTCTATTGACATCGAGAAGATTCATATTATGGTTGAACATGCTTGTGATGGACTGAGTGGTGTATCTGCTTCACAAGTAGAAATGAACGCAAACATTCAGTTTTATGATGGCATTAAAACATCCGAAATCCAAGAAATCCTCGTTAGGTCAGCTAGCGACCTCATCTCTCTTGATCATCCAAATTATCAGTATGTTGCTGCTCGTCTCCTTCTGTTCGGTCTACGCAAGCATGTCTTTGGACAGAATTGGAAAGTAGCATTCCCAGACGTTCATGATCACCTTGTTGGTGGTGTTTCATTGAATGTTTATGATGGAGACCTCCTAAGTAAATACTCTATGGACGATTGGGATAAGATCGATGAGTTTGTTGTTCATGATCGTGACTTTTTGTTTACATATGCTGGATTTCGACAGGTTGTCGATAAATATCTTGTCCAGGATAGAAGCTCGGGAGTCCACTACGAAACTCCTCAGTTCATGTACATGATGATTGCTCTTACCCTGTTTCAAAATTATCCCAAGGAAACCAGGATCGATTATGTCCGTCGATACTACGATGCAATCTGCAAAGCACAAAATCAACATTCCAACCCCCATCATGGCAGGAGTGCGAACGCCACTTAGACAATACGCTAGTTGTGTCCTTGTTGATGTTGATGACACCCTCGATAGTATCTTTACTAGCGATATGGCTATTGGCAGATATGTTGCACAAAGGGCGGGCATCGGTATCAACGCAGGTCGCATCCGTGGCATCAACAGTAAAATCAGAGGTGGAGAAGTTCAGCACACTGGTGTTGTCCCGTTTCTCAAAAAGTTTGAAGCAACTGTCCGTTGTTGCACTCAAAATGGCATCCGTGGTGGATCAGCGACTGTCCACTTCCCGATCTGGCACCAAGAAATCGAAGACAT